TAACAGGTGTGGTATTTGACACGGTTGTTTTTTTAAATGTATTACCATATACCATTTGTGTGATTGGGTATGTAGTGAGAGAAAGTGAATTGGCTGTAACGGCAGGAGCGATAAGTGTATTAGAGATGAAATTATTCGCAGTGATAGTTGTGCTAACGGATAATGTAGATAAATTGACCGTGTTTGCGTTAACAGTCGACGCGATGAGTGTAGAGTTAATTAATGAAGTATTGGTTGACATTGTATTTCCTAATATGGTGATTGTATTCAACATAGAAAATGTGACAGTAGACGTTGTAATACTAGATGCAGTAATTGTATTTGTATTAATGCTACTTCCTATCATAGTAGAAAAAGACAGAATGCCACTATTAATGATAGTTGAACCAGAAACAGTAGAAAGAACCGATGTACTCCCTTGAAGGGTTGAAAAAGATAGCATCGATACACCAGATATGGAGGAAGTAGTCATAGTTGATACATTTACACTACTTCCTTGAAGAGTCGAACAAACAATACTATTTGTATTAATGGTTGAATCATTCATACTCGATACAATTAATGTACTTCCTAGCATGGTTGAAAATCCAACAAAACCACCATAAAGTGTGGATAAAGTCATGGTAGATAAAACGATAGTACTTCCTTGTATAGTAGAAAATCCCATTCCACTTGTATAGAGCGTAGAACCAATCATAGTAGAAGCGACAATTGTACTTCCTTGAAGTGAAGAAAAGATTAACAGAGAATTAATAATGGTTGAACTAGTTAATGTAGAAACGAGTAGGATATTTCCTTGAAGTGTGGACATCGTTGTACTATTCACATTCAGGCTGGATGTTATGATGCTAGATATGGTTACAGTACTTGTCTGCATAGTAGAAAAAAGGAGATTCATTACATTGATACTGGAACCTGTTAGTATTGAATTAATACCAACAGTACCTAACATTATTGTACTTCCAATAACTGTTGAAAATCCAATTGAATTAATGTTAATGCTTGAGGTGGTCATACTTGAAGTAATAAAACTACTTCCAATAAGTGTAGAATTTCCCATCCCGCTGGTATATAGAGTAGAGCCCACTAATGTGGATACAATAAATGGACTGGCTAGGAGTGTAGAGAATGACAATGAACCAGCACTGATAGTAGAGGAAGATAATGTAGATACATTCAATGTACTTCCCTGTGTAGTTGAAAATGTAACAATAGAGGTATTGAATGTGGATGTATTTATTGTATTAAAAACAAGTGTATTCCCTATGAGGCTTGATAGATTCGTATTGACACTATTAATAGTGGAACCACTTATTAAAAGAGCATTCATATTTGTTGTTAATATGGTACTTCCTTGTAATTGAGATGTGTATAATGTCGAAGTGGTTAAGGTAGATACCGCAACACTGGACAGAATTTCAGATATTCCTTGAATAGTAGAAAAAATAAGTGTTCTGCTAAATAGGCTAGAAGTAATAAGAAGATTATTAGCAATTGTACTTCCTGTAATTGTAGAGGTAGAAAGATAAATGGTAGAAAAGGTGGATGTAATTAATGAAGAAGATAATGATAATGTATTCGTACTGATTATGCTACCTACAAGTGTTGAAAATGTAATCGTATTCGCATTAAGTGTATTCGTAATACACGTTGAATTAATAGTTAACTGATTCGCATTTAATGTACTTCCGACAAAGGTTGATAAGACTAGATTTGTTAAATTAATCGTAGAGGCATTTAATGTAGATACGTTAAGTATACTTAATCGCAATGATGAATAAAATAAAAGACCTGTACTAATGGTTGAGGCAGTAATTGTATTAACAATCATTGTACTTCCTATCGACGTACTCGAATAGCCTGTTGATAATGTAATAGCCGATACGTAAATATTGTCGGATGGAGCAAGTATACCATTGCTTGATGTGATGAGTAGATAATTACTTGAAATGGGTAAGTCATAGGGCCCTAGAACATAAGCATTATTAGCCGATTGATCCAAATAGGTTCGAATGACCAATGGGCCACTATTAATGGGAGTGATACCTGCCCCACTCATCTAGAATCGTGGAAGAATGAAAATCCATCACGGAACCATGAAGGATGCGCATGTGTAATCGCAAGTCTAAAGTTAAATATCCGGAACAATTAACAGGATGCCAGCGGGTGGAGGATTACTACAACTCGTCGCAGTAGGAAAGCAAGATGCTTTCCTCACAGGAAACCCACAAATTAGTTTTTTCAAAATGGTATATCGCCGTCATACCAATTTTGCGACCGAATCCCAGGCAATGTACTTTGATGGTACACCTAATTTTGGACAACGTATTACATGTCTGATTCCTCGTAGAGGTGATTTATTAGGAAGAGTATACTTGGATATTGTATTACCTCAGATCAAAGACATAAGTGGAAATCTGTTATCTTATACGAATTCGATTGGACATGCTCTGATTCAAGAAATAACATTTGAAGTCGGTGAACAGGAGATCGATCGACAAACAGGTGAATGGATGGAGGTATGGACACAACTGACTACACCATCTAGTCAGCGATTTGCTCTTAATGAAATGATTGGTCGTGTAGAACCATATAATATTATTGACATTACGCCATCTACCAATTCGGACGGTCTTCATCTTTTGATTCCACTTCAGTTTTACTTTTGTCGTAATCCTGGATCTTATCTTCCACTATTGGCTCTTCAGTATAGTCCCATTCGTATCAATATTACATTGCGCCCACTTCAGCAACTTATTTGGGTACCTCCTCCTATTCCACCTGCTACACAAGAATCATGGTTACCAGCGTGTTCGACACAAGTAAACTGTACCACACCGATTACAAGTATGTTGTTGTGGGGTGATTTTGTATTTTTGGATGTGGATGAGCGTCGTCAGTTTGTAAGCCAGACTCATGAGTATTTGATTGAACAAGTTCAATTTATTCCTCCTTTTGCGATTACTTCTAATCAAAATACAGTTACGGTTCCAATTGAATTTAATCATCCAATTAAGGAATTTATCTTTATGGTTCAACGTGATGCAATGCAGAATCGAAATGAATGGTTTAATTACAGTAATTTAGCAATTGGTGAATTAACTCCAACTCTTGTTCTTCCCTATGTAAATTCAAATGCTCCATCTGGTCGTTTGGATATGATTAGCACAGCAAAATTACAATTAGATGGATATGACCGATTTATGGAAAGAGGTCCACAGTATTTCCGTCTTCAGCAACCATATGAACATCATACGGCTACTCCTATTAATTCATTTATTTACAACTATAGTTTTGCATTACGACCAGAAGACATTCAACCAACCGGCACAATGAATGCGAGTCGTATTGATAGTATTGTTTTACAACTTCAAATGAATACGGTATTAACGAATCCACTGATACCTGCGTGGCAACAAAGAGGGAATGCTCAAGTAAGAGTGTATGCGCATAATTATAATGTATTTCGCGTAATTAATGGATTTGGCGGTCTATTATTTACCATTTAGAGGGTCTATGTTCTCCTTACATCTTGGTATGTTTATTATATCTTGTATGATTTCTCATAAAAGAAATCATAGAATCTACTGAGTGTTTCATATCATATTAAAAGCGAAAGAATAGGTAATATGAGCTCGAGTGTATCGCAACTCGAATTCTGGCGAGAAGCCAACTCCGACGCCAATGAGAAAAAGGATGACGGCACAGAAGGCGGTCCAGGAGCCACATATTTATCGTATGATGTTCTGATGGGTTTATCGGTCCTTGGTGGGTATTTCGGTTTGGATCATTTATATCTTCGATCGCCGCTTACGTTTCTTGCTAAATTCATTGTGAACATTCTCTGTTTTGGAATTTGGTGGATCTACGATGCTGCCCAGATTGTATTTAATAGTCACGCAGTAAAGATCTTTGGTCTCGGTGTTCCAGGATTGGGTCCGAAAGGTATTGCGGGAGGTGTTTTTGCCAATCCTGTACCTGATAAAAAACATTTACAATTCTTCATTTATGCGGCAAGTTTAATCTTTGGAGGTGCGTTAGGTATCGATTCATTTGTGCTAGGAGATAATAAATCAGGTTTGATTCGGTTGATCTGTATGATATCTTTGATTTTTGCTCCCATTGCGTTGGGATGGTGGGCATACAATCTCTTTAACTTTTTTACAGATACAAAAACAGTCATTTCGGAGAATGCCGACTTTTTTGGAGCACCTAAACATTCATTTAAGAGTGGATTTTTAGCCAAATTTCCGTTTCTTGAATGGATCTTTAGCCCGATTGATTCAATCAAAACATTTATTCATGATATACTTGGTGATGCGATACAACCGATTACCGATACTGCACAGATGGCAATCGGTACAGTAGATAACACAGTGAAAACAGTGGATGAAGCGGTTAAACTAGGTCGTAACGTAGTATCGAAGAGTGGTGAAATTGTAGAGAAAGTTTCGAATACCATTGAAAAAGTATCACAGGCATCTCAAGTTCTACCTGGTACATCACTGTATGCGAGCATTACTCCTGATTCTGTACAAAAGGAACTAGGATCAAATAAGACAGCGAACGCAGTTGTAGGAGGTGCAGTGGTAATGGCAACACAAGCAATGGCAACCGACTTAAACCCGCTTCATTATTTATTATTAGTTACCATTGTAACAATTGTACTTGGAGGAGTAATTGTTACCTATCATCGATCTAAAAATGTCCCAAACGAACGAGATGACATCCCTCCCGAGCCAGGAGTTCTTCGAAAGTCTGATCAAGCGAGCAACTAATGATGGTCAATTTGCTCCGATTGTGATCATTCGCTTTACTGCCACGTGGTGCGGACCATGTAAGCGAATTGATACGCAGGCACTTTTAAATCTGAGTGATCAAATCAAATGGTATGTGTGTGACTTGGATGAGAACGATTATACTCCAGGGTACTGTGGGGTCCAAACAATTCCATGTTTCCTAGCGATTGTAAATGGAGTCCCTCAACCACTTTTTCAAAGTTCGGATACGATGAAGGTTGCCGAATGGATCAAGGGTGGATTCAAAAAATCGTCTTAAAATGTAAATCCACGAGTATCGAACTCAATTGTTTTGATGTGTATAATTGTACTCATGAAATCGATTCCTTTTTCTTGAATGAACTTCTGAAAATAGGGTGCTCGGGTTTTACGAATTCCATCACTTCCTGTGATATGACGAAGCCATTGACCTGGCTCTTCTTTCATAAACCATTGATCTACGAACTTCAAATTATAGTTCATGTAAATCTTCCATAGTGCAGCTTGATCAAAGGGGTGAACTCGATTTCGTTCAGGAATCGAGTATGAATACCAATCTTTCACAAATTGTTTCGTATGGGAATTCACTTTTAACACATAAAACCCGCCATTGGGTCGATCACGTCTCCACGGTTTATCATTTAAAAATAGAATGTCTTTTTCAGGATACGCGAGTACAAATGCCTCGATGGTCTGATCAAAATCTTTGAAAATACAATCCGTATCCATATACACAACATAATCATATTCTTGATCTAATGCCAAATAGGTACTAAATAGTTTGGCCCAGGTAGAGTGCCGAAGTTCCTGATTTGAATCTAAGCATGTGTAAAGAGAAGAACTAGTTGGATCGTCCAGATAGGGGCGACAGTAGGCATAATCATATCCATGCTTCTGACAATAAGAGTAATTGATCACTGTGGATAAGGAATGATAATCATTCAGATTGGTGGTGAGAGGACGATTATCCGATTGAAATACTAAAATTCGCATCTATTGAATGCGAATGTTAAAATATCAAAGCTATCTAAAAAAAGTAACACAATTGATTTTTCCAGCCATCATAATGTTTACATTTATGGACTTTATGATTCTCTCCAACACGAGGAATGATGGTAGAACATCGATGAGAACTCTTTCGGAGTTCAGAATGGAAAAAGTCAAGAAAGGGGGCGGTAAAAGGAAGACGTTCTGGATGAAACTGAACCGCATAGATGGGATAATGTTTAGCTTCAATGGCGGCTACATATTCTTTTCCAGAATCATCGGTGGATGTAGCAACAATCGAATAAAACCGATGTAATGATCCCTTCATATCTTCCACAGATACACCATAATCATGATGATGAACCGTAGAATGAGGTAGTTCCAATTTATTGCGATTTGAAAACGCATTCAACATACGAGAGGGAGAAGAAGTGAGATGGAGAGAATAACGACCCTGTGCGGGATGAGGAGAGCGAACTTGACCACCAATCATACGAAGCAATAGCTCCATACCAAAACAGGTTCCCCAAATGGGAAAATACTCGTTGATGGATAATTTATAAAAAGCACGTAGAGTTTTAAGAAGGGTAGGGTCATTTACATCATATCCTCGATCGGTGCCTGGAATAAATAGACCATTGATTCGATTAAAATAAGACTCATATTCGGTAGTATCAAAGGGAACAGGAATGACGCTAATTCCTCGATGTTCAAACCAGTCCACGTATGATTTCATAATATGAGATGATCCGTGTGACGAAGGACTCGGAATGGTGAGAATGCCGACACATAGACGATCTCGTTTTTTTCGAGTGAAATGCCGAGGCATAATCTACTAGAATTAATTAAATTAACTGGCGAACAGGTGTGCTACGCACACCCTTTGGTAGCGATTAGCTAGCGAACATGACCGCTATGCGGTCTTTTAGGCAGTTAAGTATAAAGGACTTAACTGGCGAACATAGCCTTTCCACGCCCTTCTTTTACTACATACACATTCCATCCTTCTGTAAACAATCGCATTTCAGCCTTTCGCTGACCCAATACCAAATTGGTATTGATATTTGCTAATTCGATATATAGCGTTGGACGATCTGCGCTTGTAAAATTAACAGTACCTTCAGGTTGTCTCGGAGCAGGATAGACCGTTCCATATTTCTCACCTGTGGACCAATTCATGGAACCAATATACATTCCATTTGCTTTTTCATCTTTACAAAGCGCATTCATTTGACTCCAAACAAAAGGATCATATAATTCTTCACGTTCTTTTCCTGCGATATTCAATTTCAAATCATAATAGAAATTACCATAGGGAACCGTATAGGGCTGTGCTCCAGATGGCACTCGTATATCAAAATAATCATTGGACCATAGATCCAAGCGATTTTGATCCAGCGCATTGTACGATCGAAAGAACCATACCATTCGTTCAGTAGGATGACGCCCGTCTAATGATCGAGTGACAGCGGCAACACCACCTTTGTCAAGGGGAATGAAGTCAAGTTCGCCAAATGTAAATACATTATCAAATTGGCGACGAAAGGGAATCTCGATCACACTAGAGCGTAATTCTTCCTGAATTTTTGGACTCACATAGTGTTGAATGGTAGATAATAAAATTCGTGGACCACCAATCTGAACACGAGATAAAGGAGTAAACATATTTACTGTGACTCCATCGGAGAAGGTATAGTTCATAGAAGAAACAGACCATGGCGCAGGTTTGAACACCGTTGGATCACTACAAACCACGAGATCCTCCAATTTACGAAGGGTACCACGAATGCGAAAGTTCTGCCACGGCATCGCAACAAGAGGAAAGCCAGCATCACCAGGACATTGTGTTCCAGGCAACGGTAATACAATACGAAGTGAACCAGGTGTAGCACGTAATTGAATTCCACGTGGTGTGACATTACCTGTAGATGGATCAACCGTATCAAGTAATCCAGCTTTTTGTTGTACCAATAAACTTGAGTTCCATGAACCTTCTGTCATTTGTTTTGCCAACAATCCATCGCCACTCCATTCTTGAATTAAGAATTGATCTTGTAGAAATTGGATCTTCTCAAACAGAAAATAAGCAACATAATTAACATATCCATATGAATTTCCATTAATATCTGTAATAGAATAGAGTCCATTTGCTTTTTCAGGTGAAAAGGCCTGACCGCCAGGTTGGACGGGAAGGGGAGGAAGCCATGAGGGTAATTCAATTTCAAGAGCGCATTCTGTTAATATGTCTCCATACGAATCAATTTCTACTTCAAAGTTTTTTCCGAATGCGGTATCGGCTAGGGGGACCATTGTTTTGCGTTCGGCCAAATGAGGAATAGAGGATTCATAACGAGCATCATAAGAGAATAAACTATCTTTACTGTCTTTTACGAAATAGGTATCTTTTACACCGCGCGCAACGAGCTCAAATAGAGCACCTTGCCCACTGGAGGCGCTGATGGTCGCCATTCTATTGAAGTAACGGAACGGTTTTTATGTTCTTAGAGCTTCGCGGTTAAGATTCGAACCAGAGAGAGAAGAAATCCAGACAGAATGGACAACCCTAACGCCATGAGAAAGTTAAAACGAAACACGAGAATGATAAACACAGCCAGACTAGACAACGCTGAAATCAAAAGAATGCCGATTACTTCACCAATAAGGGCTCCTTCATCCACTTTGGTCATGCTGATGTGTTGAAGAAACAGTTTATTGAGTGATGCCGTAAGAAAGGAAGCCAAGACAATCACGGCTACCATTCCACGCCAATCAAGCGAATAGGAAAACGCAGCGCTATACACAATAAATACATTGACAAATGAAACCGCACTAACTTCTAACAGAACTTCTTGAGGAGTTAAAAACATTCTATCTATATCGAATAAAAATTGATATATCGTTATCGGATGAAGAAAGATACCATGACAAACCTTGTAATTGTCGAGTCTCCTGCCAAGTGTCAAAAAATCCAGGGAATTCTGGGCCCTGGTTGGCGTGTGATTGCATCCATGGGTCATATTCGCGCATTACAACATAACCTAGATGCGATTGGTATTCATAATAATTTCGAACCAAAATATGAATGGATCAAAGAAAAATCAAAAGCTATTAAACAGTTAAAAGAAGAAGCAAAAGATGCAAAGGAAATTTATTTGGCGGCAGATCGAGACCGTGAAGGAGAAGGGATTGCGTATGCGGTCTGTCTCTTATTGAAACTTAATCCGAAAACAGCAAAACGAATTACCTTTACCGAAATCACTGAAAAAGCGATTAAACATGCCGTTCAGCATCCTCAAACGTTAGATATGAATCAGATTCACGCACAACAGGCAAGAGCGATGTTAGATATGATGATTGGGTTCACGATTAGCCCCTTATTATGGAAATATGTGGCTCCATCCTTATCAGCAGGAAGATGTCAGACACCTGCCCTACGTCTGGTTCTAGAACGAGAAGAAGCAATTGAACATTTTAAGGTATCATCGAGCTGGCAACTTCATGGTACATTTCAAGCAAATGATGCCACCTTTCAGGCGACAATGACAGACGAATTGGATGATGAAGAATCCGCGGTGAATTATATGGAGATTATTCATACCATTCCAGAAGCCAGTATCACCAAAAATGAAATTAAACCATGGTCCGAATCAGCCCCACCTCCATTGATGACAAGTACGTTACAGCAACAGGCAAGTGCGTTATATGGAATCAATCCGAAAAATACGATGAAGATCGCACAGAAATTATATGAAGCAGGTCATATTACGTATATGAGAACCGATAAAGCAGTATTATCAGAAGAGGCAACAACCGCAGCTCAAGATTGGGTAAAAGAGAAGTATGGCGAAGAGTTTGTTGGAGTCAAAAGCACTCCAAAGAAGACATCAAAAAAGACAAAAGAATCTGCTCCACAAGCACAAGAGGCACATGAGGCCATCCGTCCGACTCATATGGAGGCAGAAACGGTGGAGGGTGATGTGTATGAGAAGAAAATCTATCGGCTTATCTGGCAACGAACCATTCAATCGGTAATGGCACCCGCAAAAGGCGAGACGTGTCATGTAACGCTTCAGTTAGAAGAAGATTTTAACTGGTTAGCACGGTGGAAACGTACTACATTTGAAGGATGGAAACGTGTAGGTCATATTGCGGACTTAGAAGACGAAGAGCCCCTTCTTGAAGAGGCATCTGAATGGGAGAAAGCTAGTTTGATGAAAGTAGGAGATAAAGTATCATGGAAAACGATAAGAGCAGAGCCAAAGGAATCAAAAGCCAAAGGTCGATTTACGGAGGCCACCTTGGTTCGAGAGCTAGAAACATACGGCATTGGTCGACCCTCTACGTTTGCTTCTCTCCTTTCAGCGATTCAAGACAAAAACTATGTAGAAACACGTGATATTCCTGCCAAAGAGGTGAATGTCACAGAGTATGCTCTTCAACCCCAGCAATGGCCTCCTTCCAAATCACAAACCAAAAAGAAGTCCGGTGCGGAAAAAAATAAGCTTGTTCCCACTGACTTGGGACGTTCGGTATGGAATTGGCTTCGAACTCAATTTGAGGATCTCTTTGCCTATGGCTTTACTGCTCAGATGGAGTCTCGTTTGGATCAGATCGCTCATCCGGTAGATCGATCGGATCCAGAATCTTGGAAATCGTTGTTGCGCGAGATCTGGAATTCATACCAGCCTCGGATCGAGAAGTTGGACCAGGTTCCAAAATCGGATTCAAGTGATCGATCCAATCCAAAGATCCGTACCTTTTCGAATGGCATGAAGGCCGTTCAATCCAAGAAGGGGCCTATACTCTTGATTGAAGGAAAGACCAAAGAAGATACTCAATTTATTGGATGGCCAAAGGGAGTAGCATTTGATCAGATCACGGAAGAGCAAGCGTTCGAGTTTCAAAAAGATCAATCTGAACTCCGGAACGGATCGGAGATCGGAACATGGAATGGAAATCCGATTCAGAAACGATCAGGAAAGTTTGGATCTTATCTTCAAGCGGGATCGATCTCCATTCCGTTTGTGGAAAATGAACCGATGGAAGATTTGATCCAACGACTGGAGACGAAACAGGCCGGAGGATCCGGAGCGATCCAAACCTTCAAGGAATTTGTGATCCGGACAGGACCCTATGGACCGTACATTATGAAGACAAGTCTTAAGAAACCTCAGTTTGTCTCCTTGCCAAAGGGTATAGAACCTACAAGTTTAAAGGAGAAGGAAGTAGAAGCCCTCTACAAACTTGGATTGGAGGATAAGAAACGAAAGAAGCCTTTTCAAAAAAATCAAAAAGATGCGTTAATTTAAAAAAGAGAGAGTAAGTAAATGGATCAGGGAGTAAAAATGATTAATGGAACCGAAGAAATACGGGTGGAGAGCCCTCCTAGAGCACGCTCGCGATCCGTGTCTCCTACCCGACCAGGTGGTCCTGCGCCTTCGGAAGAGCCAAAGGAGAAACGGTTTTTAAACGGATGGTCAAAGGAACAAGAAATTTTAATGGCAGAATGGAGTGACTTGGCCATGTGTTATCGTTGGTTACATGATAAATCAGAGAAACATTTTCATAGTAAAAATCTATGGATTAACCTTCCTGTTATTGTATTAACCACATTGGGTGGTACGGCGAACTTTGGTATCCAATCTCTTTTTAGTGATAATACATCGAAACAATATGCTAGTTTTGCGATTGGTGGAATTTCATTGTTTGCAGGATTGTTAACTACGATTGGTAATTACTTGCGCTATGCGCAATTGGAAGAGGCGCATCGTGTGGCTTCGATCGCATGGGGAAAATTTCAACGTTTAATCGCAGTGGAACTGGCACTCAAGCCCGATGATCGAATTGATTCTATGGATTTTTTAAAGATTTGTCGTGCGGATCTGGATCGATTGATCGAACAATCACCACCCATTCCTGAGATTGCCATTAAGATGTTTGAAGAACATTTTGGAACAATTCCAAATCTCAAGAAACCTGATATCTGTGGCGCATTGGAACATACACGTGTATTTGAGAGCTCACAAACACGTCTTACTCAAGTATTAAGCGATGCAGCGCTAATGCTTCGTCATAAGAAGAATGCGTTGAACGAATTGTTATCGCCACAGATTCAGGATACTATCAAGAAACAAGTAGAAACGAAACTGTCAGAAGCACTGGAAGAACGTAAGAAGAAGTTAGAAGAAGAATTAGAGATTGAGAAGACAAATATTCAATTACAAGAAGAGGAATATCAACGTATATTGGAAGAACGTCAGAAGAAGATCCAGGCTGATATTGATATCGAGATTGAGAATGCGAAAAAGAAACGTATTGGTGAAGGATTACCGCCTGTGATGAGCATGCAACCACGACAGTCTCGTTTTGAAAATCGTCTTCAATTGAGACAAAATCCATTGTTTTCAGCGAGATCTCCTACACCTGAAAAATTACGACGTAAAGAAGATCTCAAAGAGTTAACACGTGTGGATACAGAACCTGTAACGAACGTAGTTGTGATTCCCTCTTCTTCTGATGTATCGGATAAAGTGGATGTCGTGATTCATCCGTAAAAATTGAAGAAACAATGGGTCAGTATAGAAGGTGCCCAGAATGAGAATTGATAGGGAATCCATTCTTCAACTCTTTCATCATCATCGAACGCTGAAGTCGTTATGGTTAAAGACGCGATTGCGCCATGTCCACATCGCAATGATCTTAAAACGAGGGAAAATGATTGAAATGGCGACGAATACAGTTGGTTCACGTGCGCGAGGATGCGGATATGATGATCGGTCCATTCATGCGGAACGTGCGGTGTTAAAGAAGGTGGGAGATTATACGAAATTAGCGGGCGCGATCTTAATTGTGATTCGCATCTCACGAGGTACCAATGAATTGGTACAATCACAACCATGCGAACATTGTCGGCCCCATATGGAAAAATGTGTGAAAGAATATGGTCTGCGACGTGTGTATTACTCATGACCCGAAACCCAATATCCACATCATTATCAGAAAAAGATTATTTTTGATACATTCAGAATGTGAACATACTGAATATAACATCTAAACATAAACCGCGTTAGGAACAATAAGATGAATAACACACTGCGAAATGTGGGCGCCATTGTGTTTGTAGCAATTTTGATGCGAAGTGTATTACCACAATCGATTGAGGATGTTAAAGTAGTGGTTGAATCACTGGATGAATACAAAGAGGCGCATTTCTGGCAAGTGTGGCTAGGATTTGTTGTGCTCTATATTGGTATGCAGTCATGTGGCATTCCAGGTACGTTATTTCTTTCTATTCTATCAGGTGCGCTATTTGGAACAAGTATTGGATTTGGTACAGTGGTATTAACTTCTTCGACGGGCGCATCAATGTGTTATATGTTATCGAGGCATTTCGCAAAAGATGCAATTGAATCGCGGTTTGAAGGTATGATTCGCACTTTTCGTACATCGATTGATGAACATAAGGAAAACGTATTCAATTACTTACTATTTCTTCGTATGACACCATTTATGCCGAACTGGTTTATTAATTTAGCATCACCTGTGATGGGTATTCCTTTTTCAACGTTTTATTTGGCAACCTTATTGGGTCTGATGCCGGCAAATTATATTCATGTTACGACAGGCGCCGTCATTCATTCGTTTCAAACAGGGGAGAGCGTAATTGAATGGCGTACAATGATTGCCTTATCGTGTGTGGGAGTGATTTCACTGGTTCCTGTTTTGTATAGAAAAATGATAAACAAAAGGTAAAATATTTGGGTAATTTCAAAATCTAACAAATCTGAAATTAAAAGGGAGCGGTCGAGCTTGGGATCGAACCAAGGACACTTGTCTTAACAGGACAATGCAATCTGCCAACTGTGCTACTCAACCTTGCTCCACTGGTACCGTAGAAACAAAATCGAAAATCCAAACGCACTAGATCACCGCAACAGCAATTCGTTCTTGTTCATGACGACAAAGTGGGCATTTGATTCGTTTTTCAACAATACTTTTGATCTGAAGCACACAATGTTTATGGAAGACATGACCGCATTCGAGTTTTCCCCAGACAGACGCAACAAGTAAATGATCATCGTCTTGACAAATGGAGCACATTTCTTCATAAGTAATTTTACTTAGTTCGCAGGCATCACAACAATCTTTTCCTTTTTCAACAAGTTCGTCCATACAGTGAATACAATAAAATAAACGTTTGAGATCGTAGCGGTCTAATTTTCGGAGAAGTCCATTTACAATCGCAGAGGGGTCTTTGCCATCAATTCCTGTTTCATATAAGGCAATAATGTGTTCTGTTTCACATAATTCAATCGTATAAGAAAATCCCATAACAGGGTAGTCATTATTATCGTAGTCTTCACGATTTAATACAGTAGAACAGTTCATTTTTGTATAATGATTAATTCGTATAGTAAACCGCATTTCGCAAGGAACTCGATAGTTGTCATGGAGAATCTCTTTCATTCGTTTTTGAAGACAAAATACGATCTTTTCTAATCGTGCTGAATGAAGCAACTCGCCTGCTTCAATTCGTCGGATCATGATAAGAGATCCTTTATTCCATCCAACAAATTAATCTTTACATCCCATCCAAGAGCTTTAAGTTTGGCATTGCTAATATAATATCGTTGATCGTTAAAAGGCCGATCTTCAATATAACTAATCCATTGATCATAGTCGCGTGTGTGACAAATGGATTCAATGAGAATTTTGGCAATTTCCATGATGGAGTATTCATCATCCGTTCCAATATTATAGATTTCACCAATTTGTCCGCGTTCTAGGATAATCGCAAAGGCTTCTGCGGTATCTTGCGCATGAAGAAATCCACGCACCGCGGATCCGTCACCTTGAATGGTTACTTTTTTACCATGTTTCAATTGCTGAATGAAACGCGGGATAACCTTTTCAGGATATTGATTAGGTCCATAGACATTATTTCCACGTGTGATAATAATAGGCATCTTATAACTATGATAATAGGCTTGTACAATCAATTCAGCACCTGCTTTGGTGGCGGCATAAGGATTTGTGGGACATAAAATGGACTTCTCTGTTTTATGAAGTTCATCCGTAGTATTCATTGATTCTCCATAGACTTCATCGGTTGAAACATGAATAAAACGTTCGATTCTCCCATATAAACGACAACATTCGATAAGAATATGAGTGCCAAGAATATTATCATATGTGAAATCTAGCGAATCATCGAATGAACGTTGAACATGAGATTGTGCAGCAAAATGAATCACATGAGTGGGGCAAAACTCTTGAAGAATGGATTCGACAAATAAACGATCACGTAAATTTCCTTGTTTAAATATGTAACGAGGATCGTGCTGAATAGTATGATCAACATTATCGAGTTTGGCACAATAATACATCGCATCAATATTAATCATTCTTTCGACACGTTGAAGAGGAAAATAGTAATTGATAAAATTACTTCCGATAAAACCACAACCACCGGTTATGAGAAGCACAACCATCTTATTTATCGAACGTAAACTCTTTTTAGGTGTGTATAGAAAAGGATCTTAAAAAATCAGAACGTACTAGATTTCATGGACAAGATCTGTCCAAAATGCGCAGCCGATCCCAGCAGTCACTCTTTTAAAAAAGTATCCGAAAAAGGTGGGATAGTAACATTTTATATGCATCCATCCAAAGCAAAACTATATGATGATAGAGAAGGTATTTTATTACATGTCAATAATACGATTGCTCTAATTGGACAAAAACCATGGAGATGTATCATTGATGGGGATGGGTTTGATATGAAGCACGCTGCCGAAGTTCAGCTAGGAAACGCATTATTTAAAATGTTAACAACAACATACGGCAGTACATTTCAAGAACTGATTGTGATTAACCCGTCATGGCATGTGGAAGGAATGATTAAACTGGCATCGGTTGCGATGTCAAAAGAGATGTATTCGAAGGTAAAAGTAATGGATGATCGAAAGCGTAGCATTCTAGAATTTATATAAAAATTGAAATAGGGAGAGGTAAAGAGATAGGTATCCCCATGGCGCAAACGAAGATTGAAAATTTCTTTACTGTGAAAATCAATCACAGCCAAACTATTAAAAAATGTTTTGTCTATGATCCATCTATTCCACAAGCCACCTTTATATATGAACCGTTAGAAACGGACCGTTTTATTTCAACCGAATCAGGTATAAAATTATATTATCGTCCATTCAATCAATCATCCAATTATGTGTTTCCTCGAATGAATGTATGTAATGCTCCGTTATTGATTTCAAACCTACAAAAAGCAGTGAGAAGACGCGATGCGCCGATTGCGGTTCAATCCGCATTAGCGTTAATACAGCAACATCCTAGTAAAATTCTAAGAAGACTTCCCATTATCTATGTGGAAGACGTAACAGTAATGGATTCGTTTCCAATTGTGGTATGGCTGATGATGGCAGAAAAAGACTATGAATTAACCAACACAGATATTGACTATCTATTAAATATTGTGTGGAGTTTGGCCCTTCATGATACCTATTATGATAATAATCGAGATATAGAAAAAGAATCAGAAACACATGAACAGCTTCAGACATATTCAAATGCAGACATACTATTGGCACTTCATTATCGTTCACTATATGGAGGAATGAAGGGAGACATGAGAATGCTAGTGAATGCAATTGATGAATTTAAAAACCAATCTATTGAATCAACTATTTATCATCGTGTAGAACATAGCGAGATTCCATGTGAGATTATCATATTAATTGAATCGATTGATTTTCATCCCTATCCTCAGCTTCTTACCATGCTTCAACCAAAAACAAAAATGAATAAAGAGAAGTTACAAGAGTTCATTTGGTATGCGGAATCAGGTGTGAATGTGAGAAAACCAAAAACAATTGAAATGTCAAACGAGTATAAAAAACAATGGGAATGGCGGGTGATTTCAAAATTCTTGGATGATACGAGACATCATCTCGTAGCTTAAAGATGGTATGCGATGATTAGGTGTGGAGAAATCCATAAACACGAGTTTGGCGGAACGGCAAACGCACACCCCTTAAGAGGGTGCGGAGAGATCCTTGTGGGTTCAAGTCCCACAACTCGTACTTTTTTAAAAATTTTATTGATTTTCAAAAAAGTACATACTTCAAATTAAAGAATAATCGATATGATATTATAAATGGGATATATTTATAAAATTACAAATACAGTAACGCATAAATGTTATATCGGTGTGACAATTCAACCAAATATACAGTCACGATGGAATAAACATATTAATTCAATACATTATAAAGAAGGATGTCCACTTTTGAAGAAATCCATGAAGAAATATGGTATAGAAAAATTCAAATTCGAAATTTTGATTATATGTTTTGATGAAGACGTTGTAAAATATGAGAAAGAATATATCAAGAAATTTAATTCACAACAACCAAATGGATATAATATCTTATCAGGAGGACAAATTGGAGATGGAGTAGTTGGTTATAAACACTCATTAGAAACGATTGAAAAAATAAAGGAGAAGGGACGACAATTTAGAGAAAAAAATCCTCATCATTATGAAACATATCGCGAAAAACATAAAAAATCAATGGAAAAAATTAATATTTCAATCTGTGTTAAAAATTCAGAACGGTTTCAGACTGCCATGACTAAACGTAGAGAACAATATACATTAGGTTATAAAAAAGTAACAGATGATACTAAAAATAAAATAAGTGAATCTCTTAAGAAATATTATGAAAGTGATATTGCAACAAATAAATTAAATATAAAGAAACATCAAGAAATAATGACACAAAAAATAGGTAAACCAATCATTCAATATGATATGACGGGTACAATCATAAAAGAATATCCTAGTATAGCTGAAGCAGATAGAATAACTGGTGTTAAACATAGCAATATTAAACGTGTGCTATATGGAAAAACAAAACAAGCAGGTGGATATATATGGAAATATAAGGTAAATACATAATTATACTCGCATCTTTTTGTGTTGAGAATCTAGTAGATATTGAACACAAATCCAAAAAAGTTAAGGAGAAGGTAACAAAAAACCAAAAGATAGCACAATTCTTGCTTTTGGACCTTCCACTAATTCACACGTATGTTCATCAATACCTGAATTACAACGAATATAGTGACGTTCTAATACTTCTATTGTTTTACCTCCATAAATTGGTAATCCGCCCTTAATAGGTAATTGAATAAATGCGTTAAAACGAGTATGAAATAATCCATCTCGATTAGGGTCTTTATGTAGATGAATTTGGCCACCATTCGTAATATATCCTATATAATCTTGAAAGATAGGCTCTTGTGGAGCATTATGAATATTTTCTTTGTCTATGATACGTTGTTTAATATCCCATATACAAGAAGGAACATTAGATAATCTATTTAGAATCTGAAATTGACGAAAATTACTAACACCATTTTTTGTAAAAGTATGATAATTCGAATTGGCCCATTGAATGAGTTCTGCTTGTTCTGCTTCCGTAACAACTTCCATCGTACTACTTTTCTCCATATTTTCAAATGGCGGTTCTTCGCGCACTATTTACAGAATGAATAACGGGTGATTCCAGCCGTATTGCGGGAGGTTCGGAAGAGGTTAATGTCGTAACATATTTATCAACGATAATGGGAAGATTAAAAGCAATCAAATGATGGACTGCGTGAAAGTAATTATATTCATAGGTTATTGCTATAAAGAAACACGCCAGATCGGTGGCAGCTAGTCCAATACCGAGATATAAGTAAGGATTCCAAAGTGAAATCGAGTTCATTTTTTGATAATGAACCCCTGTCACAATTAATGTTAAAAATGCGGTAACAGGTAGAACAATTACCGCGCCAATTCCTACATAGACCATTGATAGCAAAATGGTTTGTATTAGAAAGAGTTCTGTGCGAAGTTCATAGTGATTAGAGAGCATCAAGTAGATAGAAAAGAGATAAATCGATAAATACGAATATAGACCGTCTAAGAAGTCAAATAGACCATTATCTTGGATTTTATAGATACCTGAATCTCCTAAGTGATGAATGAAAGAAAATAAAGAATTAAATAGAATCTGTAAGGAATAAAAGTATTTACGATGATATTGATAATAGATAATACATGGTAAAGAAGCGAGATTAGAGAGCGTAACAAAATAGTCGCTCATTAAGGCTATTATGTCGCAATCTGTTTAGGCATTTACATATCTTCAATATCGAATCCCGCAAGTAAAAGTCGTTCAACACGAGAAGGATGCCATGCTTTCATCATGATTCCTTCTTTTATCATGCTACATCTCGCATTCACACGGCGCTGAGACGTTAGTTCTTTTACACGATCCACATGTTGATACATGGTTTCATTGGGTCGTCGAACCCATTCATTTTGATCATTACAAAGAAGATAGGATAATCGTGGATGAATATCAGGTAATTTCGAAATTGGATTCAAACGGCAATCGAGTTCGTTCAGTAATAGAGGAAGAGGAGGGAGCTCAGTGATAAGATTAATGCTACAATCGAGCATTCGAAGACTATCAGGAAGGGGAGGTAAACTCATAAGTCGATTGTTGCCACATTTTAGGGTTTGGATGGTGGAGGGTAAAGGTGGTAAGGATTCGATTGACGTTTGCATACATAGTATTTCAATGAGCCCTTCTGGAAGGTCAGGAAGACATTTTAATGGATTGTTTCGACATATTAGACGTTGAAGAGTGGAAGGTAAAGGTGGTAATCGAGTCAATCGTGTATTATCACATATAAGAGTATATAATCTATGGGGCAAGTTAGGAAGAATGTTTAATGGATTATTACTACAATCAATATAGGTAACATGGTCGGGTATGATTAATTCGGTTAAATGACATCCAGCACAATACAAATGGGTCACAGAGTTGGGAATAGGAGGCAGTTTATATAATAATAAATAGGATAAATCAAGTATTCCACAGCTCCATTCTTTAATCCTCTGCTGAGCGCGATCGATTTCAGTAATGATATCAGTGATGGTGATAATCTCCATCCTTGTTTACAATGAGATGAGGTACTTTAAATCGAAAATAAGTGACTTAAAGACTCGTATAGATGATAGGTTGTGGAGAAGTCCTCAAGGCAATTTCGGTTAGTGGTTATATCGGTTGCCTACTAAGCAACTGGGCTCTGCCCGCGTTGGTTCGAATCCAGCAATTGTCGTAAGGACTTTTCCACCATAAACGCCTTTGTAGTTCTGACCGCAGAACAATTCGTTATGATTATTAAAATAATGTAACGGATACATCTTATTAAAGTTAGTGTATAATGAAGATAAGATAGTTACTGGTTCGACTCTAGTTGAGGGCAAACGCCTCTATGGCGCAGTTGGTTAGCGCAACGCACTTGTAATGCGTAGGTCATTGGTTCGATTCCGATTGGGGGCAACATGTATTCATAATGAATACTTTTTCAAGTGATTTCATTCTTTTGAATAAGTAGTCATGTGGCCTCTTCTTGCCACACTTGGTCCTCGTCTGTTGATTCCAGGATTTTTTCTAGGCCCTAAAATTGCGGGCATGGATGATACGGTTATGATTTTTCAAACGATTGCGTTATCATTTTTGTTTGTCACATTTGCAGTTACGGTCTTTTCTGCGGATTATTGGTTGGCAATTATTCCAGGAGTAGCGGCATGGGCCTATTGGAACATATTGCGTGATCCACAACATCTTGAGACGTATCGATATACTGATTGGGCGATCACAACCCCATTGATGCTTTTAGCGATTCTGATTGTAAATGGCGCATCTACATCAAAAATGGCAATCATTCTCGTATTGGATATGCTGATGATTGGGGCAGGCTACCTAGGTGTAAAGGAAAACGATAAGACCAAGAAGCGTTCCTTATTTGCGTTGGGATGCGTGGTATTTTTACCGATCTTGTATGTGTTGTTTCAAATGAAAAAGACAAAGTATGCGGTCTATCTTACGTTGGCGATGTGGATATTGTATCCATTAGTATGGTTAGCAGAAGAAGAGCAGGCAATTGAAAAACGCACATCCAATATGAGTTATGCAGTCATGGATGTAGTCGCAAAAGTGGGATTAGTGAATTTATTGCGATTATAAGTATTTAAACTAGTAAAACAACTATACGATAATGAGTGATTCCGACGACGACGTTCCTTTCGAAAAAAAAGGGGATCTCTATGTCATTCTGGGTACAAATGTAGTGATTCATCCGAGAGATTGTAAAATTTTAGGGATTGTAGTTCAAGAAGAAGGAGAGTGGATTCTTGCGGTTCCAACAGAGGCGACCCGTGCGATGTGCGAAGCTTCTGAAAAATACTATTACGATTTACCAGAAACAGCAGAAGAACAAGAGGAAGATTGGGAAGCAAAGAAAGAAGCCATTCGTGAAGAACTCGAGACTGCTAAGGATGAAATTCGTTCGGTGTATCATAAAATAGAACAACTAATGGACGTGTACCAACGACTGGAGAAGTTACAAGAAACTCTATGAACTTAAAAAAAGTTGAATATAGAAAATATAGAGGGATGGGATACATCTATAAAATTACAAATAGCGTTAATAAAAAATGTTATATTGGTATAACGACACAATCAAATCCAAATAAACGATGGTCGAATCATAAATCGCATAACCGGAAAGGAAATGGATGCCCATTTTTAATGAAAGCATTCAAAAAATATGGAGAAGATGCTTTTAACTTTGAAGTTCTCATTATTTGTTTTGATGAAGATGTGTTTCGGTTTGAAAGTGAATATATTAAAAAATATAATAGTTTATCTCCAAATGGATATAATGTAGCAACGGGTGGAAAAACAAATCAATCATTTCTTGGAAAGACCCATTCAGAAGAAACAAAAAAGATTTTAAGTGAAAATCAAAAATACATAATTCGAATCCAGAAGTACGTGAACGAGCTCGTAGAGTTGCAATAGAATTTAATAAAACACATAACATTGGGGAATTACAAAAAAAATCAGAGAAATGGTTGAAAGCATTAACAGAGGGTCGTATTGGAAGTCATGTCAAAACAGAAGAAGGAAAAAAAGAAAATAAGTGAAAGCCTTAAAATATATTATAATACACAAGATACTGATCTATTGATAACACATCGAGAAAAGTTAAGTAAAACTATGAGGAAAATAAATGGTAAAAAATATCACAATATACAAATACAGGAAGATTTATTGCTTCATATGATTCAATTGTAGAAGGTGCAGAGAAAAATGGATTGACACGTAGAAATGTACAAGTATGTGTATCTGGTCGAACTAAAACAGCAGGTGGATTTATTTGGAAATATATAGAATCTAAAGACGCATTATCTACAATAGAACAGAACCAGACGATAGGTTCTCATTGAGCTGATTGGCAAAATGGATATTGAGTTTTCCTTATAAGGAAAATATTGTGAGTTAAAGTCTCACACGAGCTAAGAACAGCGTACTTCAGTTGGGAGAAGATTTGGCTCATAACCAAAAGGTCCGTCGATCGAAACGACGCGCTGTTAGCATGAACTTGTTAAACAAGATCATTCTAACAACTTTGTAAATGTGTTTAAAGAACGTAAAGAAAAACGCGCGTCAGAAACTAGATGGGTTGTGGATGTGGTGCTAAAAAAGCAGGCGTCGCGGCGCCTGCACTTCAAACGGACCAGTTATTGGCTCCGACAGAATGGGGACCGATTTTGTGGAAATATTTACATTGTATCGCAGAAAAAATTGGGTCATCGGGTAATAAAATCATTGATACGGACCAAGCAAATTATACAGAAACCATGTTAACTATGTTACCTTTAGTGATCCCATGTACAGAATGTCAGGGACATGCGTCAAACTATCTGGCCTCTAATCCTGTACCGTCGTTGAATGGTCTTTATGGACAAGAGCTTCAACGTATAACACGTGAATGGCTTTTTGCGTTTCACAATGCGGTTCGTATTCAAAAGGAACAACCGATTATCATCAACACAGTAGAAGACTGTCGTCTAGCGTATGTAAATATAGCGGTTCCAAAATGTGAATATACCGCGTTTATTCAAAGTGTGGCGGCAGCGGTAAGACAAGGATGGGTCAAAATCGAAAATTGGCGAAAATGGTATAGCAACTCCGAGCGCATTCGAATTATTACAGGAAACATCATCATTTAAGGTGTAATGTTCCAAGTACTAGCAATATATCCATCTACCGCATTGGCGGTGGTTTGGGAACCATAATGAGCCGAGATGGTATGAATGCCACCAAAGAGACGAGACATGCCGGCTTGATCTGCCATATCTTGCCAGGTAGAAAAAGAGAGTACAACGTTGGAGGAAGGTACTGCTCCACGTTGAACACCTGAACTGCCTGCGGGCAAGACAAAATCACCAAATGCGCCAGTTTGATTCGAAGTAAACGCAGTGGAATACAATGTCTGTAAGTCATACGTCATTGTATTCTTGATAATATTTGAACCAAACCATTTGTTCATCGTAAGCGCAAGTGCTTGTGTAAAATGACTATGGCCCGATGGGAAATCAGGGAAGGGTGGAGTAACAAAGCTAGACAATTGATAAGGCATCCATTGATCACCCGAGATGGTTCCGTTCCATGAAGAAATCAGTTGACCCTGATAACGACGACGAATTTCTTGAATGGGACGGTCTTGCATAAATAATGCTTTTTGACCCCAGCAAACACGACTTCCTTCAAATAAATGGATAGAAAGATCCAATAGGGAATACATTAATGTAGATACAGACGGCGTGATACTACGTGTGTATTCTTTCCATAACCATACTGCCATCAAAGGAGGAGGCATGATACCAGGAGCAGAACCGGCCCAGAATTCAGCAATCATTTTTTCTTGGTCTGTCAAGTTTTGTGCGATATTTAACATCATATCAATTTCGGCATCACGATCCGCACCGGTAGGAGGAGAAACAAGAGCTTGAAGATCGGATTCGTTTTGGGCGGTTAAGCAGGTGGAAGTGACATTATCCCATCCATAGGTTAAATATTTTTGTAACGCACCGTTCACAGTAAGACGTGTCCATTGTTGTGGTTGGGGAAAACTCGAAATATTATTTACAGTGACACCATCCACTACAATTGTTTCAGACCAGTTCGCAGAATTAACGGGTTGATTGGAAATGGCAGCAGAAGATCCATCCGCAAGACGGTTGATGTACCATGCGTTCCATTGAGATAACCATGAATCCCATTGACCTGCTGTTTTCACGCGAGCAACGGTATCCGCAGGGCAATTATAAATAGAGGTCATTGGATGGAATTGAGAAATCAGATAATCAATCACACATGAAATCCAAATGATCGAATCATTGGCTCCAAGAGGAGCACTCGTCTTCGAATTGGTCCAGTCCCAATTGTCTTGAACACCTTGAACATGAGAGTCAGCGGTGACCCAGTTCCATGCTTGAGCCACCGATGCGACAAATAAGTACATGATTCGTGAACCTTTCGTAGGTCCAAGATTAGAAGATGCGATATATTGTAACACGTTATCTAATCCAGTATTCATAATGTAAGGAAGTGCGGTTGAAATATCAACTACATCGGAACTGCCAGACATGATGGTTGAGACAGAAGCGGGAGGAGCCAAAAAGTAAGGAGTATTAATGATAGGTCCAGTTCCTGTCATGTTTTGCGCATAAACAGTAAAGGTATGAGGTTGCCACTCTTGAAGTCCTGTAAATCGGTAAGATGTATCAGTGGTAGTAATGGAAGCCAAAGGAACGCCATTTTCATAAGGAGTTACAACATAGCTAAAGGGACCATCGCCAACAGTAGGAGCATTCCACGAAACAATAATGGAACCGACCGTAAAGGTGATACCAGAGACCGCACCAGGAAGGGCAGGAACATAGGGTGAATTCACCAATGATGCGTAAATAGCAGGATCCGCAGGGCAACCCAGACTCACCGCAATACAAGTAGGATAACGAGTATACTCGGTCATACCGCCTGCCTTGACTTCCGCGATAATAGACGCATCTACAATTCCACGTCCTGAACGCGATTGCCATGTATAGTTATTAGGTGCCGTACCTGCGCTTGCTAAAAAACCACCCGCAATGGCTTGTTGAGCACGACGCTTAGTCAGTTGGGAAGAGTCATAAATGCGAGACATTCTATTACCACAAGATAAAAATAAATGATATGTTGTTTTTATTGTAAATAATGTTTGCGACAGACAGGACGGTAAGATTCCGCGCCACCAATAAGAACATCTTGTTTATGAAATGCGGCGACGTATTGCGAGTACACCGCAACGGTTCCATCACGACATACTGAACAAAACGCACTAAGACGTTCAACTTCTTCCGCATGAGGAATCAAACGTAACATGTCTCCAAACGGTTGACGATCCGATGTACCGTCAAGGCCTGAAATGACAATATGAATCGGTAATTCATCCGCCCATTGTGTAATTTTTTCAAATAAATCAGGGAAGAACTGGCCCTCGTCAATTGCAAGAACCTGATAAGCACCTGAACGGACAGTGGCATCTAGGTCAGCCAATCGAGACACACAGGTGGCATGTTCAAACATCTTGTCGTGAGAAGCGACACGATTGGTTCCATAACGAGTATCACCGACATAATTGGAAACGAGAACCTTGTAGCCGATGGATTGATAACGACGAACACGACGAAGTAGTTCGGTTGTCTTTTGCGCAAACATACATCCGATAATAAGAGAAAGATGGCCCATTGTGTGTCTGTATTGCCAATACAATTCAAATCATTCAAATTTTACGAGTATCTTTACTTCGTGTATAATATTGATGTCGAACATAGCATCGTGTAGTAAAGGTAGGATATTCAAACTCATTCGATAACTGAAATCCATGACGCTCATACCATCGACATAATGCGGGATCATCGGCGGGATTCAAATAGAGTGTCGGGCAGGTAGATAATACAAATTGAAGGAGTTTTGAACCCCATCCACCGCCCTGATGAGATGGATCAATACAAATGTATTCGAGTTTTGTATCACATACAATCGCAATTCCAATCAGACACCCTTCTATCCATAAACCATAGGAATGCTCACGGGTTCGTCTATCCCATGCTCCTTTGAAATAAGGATACTCTGATTCTAAAAAGTTTTTTTGAAAGAGGGTTTTAGCAATCACGTAATCGAAATTGCGAAGGACCCCAAACATTCTGATCGGAGCGGAGAATGGAGAGAAGATAACTCGATCCCTAGAATAGGGGGATGTCAACAAATTGGACCATCGAGTCAATCCCAGCGATGTGTATTACGTTAGAGCGTCGAGCAGATCGATGGCGACGATTTCAAGATCAGCCCGGATTACCGAAGGTCAAACGATTTTTGGGAGTGGATGGAAAGACATTAGATTTAGATACGGATGATCGAGTCACTACACTCACAAAACGAAATATTAAGACAAAGACTCGAAGGTCACATGAAGAACTGGATAGTATTGGTGGAGTTGGATGTGCGTTATCGCATATTGCAGTATGGCAATGGATGGTAGATCATAATCAGGAAATGTGTCTTGTATTTGAAGACGATGCGGTGGTACCCGCTGATTTTAAGGAGAAAGCGAATCAAATTATTAACAAATCGCCTATTTTACGTAATCCATCACAATGGGACATTTGGCTTCTAGGAGGAGTATGGGAGGACATGTCACGAATTCCAAATGAGCCGAGTGAGTCAGGGGTAGTACGAGTAGGAGCATTTGTATTATTTCATGGATACGTTCTTACATTGAAAGCAGCAAAACAGCTTTTAAAAAATGCGTATCCGATTCATTGTCATATTGATATGTGGACATCCATTCATGCGTATTTAACGGATATGCGCCTGGTAGGATCAACAAATCTAGTTCTTCAACAAAATCAAAAGGTAAAAACGGACATTCAATCGGATAGCGGGTGTGCGATCTGTAATGTTCCTGCGGACTTTAGTGAAACACATCGTCTTGTGACACATAATGAATGGAAAGTAGCACAAGCCAGTCAGGTGGTTTGTGTCGCTTTGATTGCGTATATGGTATACAAACATGTTACTCGCTAAGAGTTAATAAATGAGTCAAATAAGTAACAACTTCATCGCGCGGTCGTTGAAGATAAGCGTCAATAAATGTCCAGAATTGATGAAGAATGACGGGATTTTCGGTAGGAACACTTTCCATAAGATGAGCACGACGGAACTCAAAGGGAGGAAACGAAACGGTTCGTTCGGCGACCCATGCGTCTTCCAATTGGGGAATACCAAGCGATGGATCAGGACGATGAGTCTTACATAACTCAATCATGGCTTGAACACGACGTACAGTGGCCCCGCCACCACCTGCTGCATCGCATCGCCATGCCCATGGATTTCCCCAATAGTCGCAAACAAACATGGAATGGGGGATCTTTCGTCGAATAATATTGTCCATTTGAATGGTTAGAATATATTTCGCGTTAAATGCTTGGTAGAAATGATAATCAGTCATGACATGATTGTATCCATTTTTACCTTCTTCACGAGATACGTCTCCTTGAAAGATTTCCATAATATGGAAGGAATCAACTTTGTCGCCGAGAATGGCCTCGATAAAGGCACGATTCTCGTCGGAACAGAAAATGTATACAGACATATGAGGTGCGGCCCATGCCATGTTTTGTAGAACAAAACGGAAATTGGGGTGAGCACGACGTTCGACAATGACGTAGGCATTCTCAGAAATCAAAGGAGGACGATAGGATTCCCAGTGGGATTGAAGCATAGAACCATACTTTTCCGTTAAATACATATAAAAATAAGGTTCAAGAACATTTCGATAGACATCGAGACGCTCTGTGGGTGAATGTTTGGATTGTTCGATTTTAGCAACTTCGTAGCTGGCGGCAAGCATATTAGGTATTCATTCCAATAAAGGTTTAGGTTAAAATGTTTGTTGAAGAGCCTTCCAGGAGACAGGAAACGCTGACTCCAAACATTGATTGACAAAACCAGCATAATCGCGGATTTCTTTTTGTGCATCCGCACCGAGACGTAAATGACACAAACGAGCAACTGCGGCGAGACTTGCGGTTTCAATAAATTCGGTATACATGCTTTGTGGGAGAACAGACCGAGCTACTTCAGGCGCAACACCACGTGAAAGAAGACTCTGGTAGGTAGCCATGGCGGATTCAATCTGTTGTTTCAAAATCTGATGAACCTCTTCGGCTTCGTTAACAGGAGTGGCCTTGGAACCTTGCTTTACTTTAGGGTCACGTTCACGAATATCCGATACGGCAGGAATCCAACATTCAGGAGGAGAATCCACATAACGACGACTAACTTCATTGCGGGCAAAGCCGATCGTGTGTCGAAACCACTCGCGCGCCACAAAGATCGGCATCTTCAAACGAAAACGTACTTGTGGATGGAAGAAGGGCGACACGTGATCGTGCTTGGCCAAGTAGTTAATGAGTTTGGTATCGGCCTCGGTCAGAGAAGTAGAAACTTTATCGAAGGAAACACGTGCAGCATTGACGACAGTCAAATCATCTCCGAAGGTCTCAAGAAGTTCGACGAAACCGATGCCGTCTGCCATCATGATCTTTTTCGAATTCTCTTGTGTCATGTCTATGTAAAGCAACCGCCCAGTCTTTAGATATGGAACGTCCCGCTCGTACGGTCGTGAAATGGTTTCCGCCGCCGAAGATGATTGAAGTAAAAGAGGAAGTGAGAAGGACGTCCCTTCCGCCGATGATTGTACCTGCGTTAGCGTACCTTCCTCAAACCAAAAATACGGCACCGAATCCATCTAAGAATGTGGAACGCATTGCAGCGTTGGAGAAACGACAGGAGAAGCGGCAGGCAGAGGGATGTTTTCTTTGTTAGCGTGATGAAGATTTTATAAATAAGAATCAAACGAACCAATAGATGGCGGACGCATCTGTACCACTGAAATCGAAGGTACCACGGATGATTATGCTGTCATCCGGTGTTATGAAACCGTTTCGTAGAACACATAAGAATTCAGCGGTAGGTGTCGTGAACATGAGCACGAATACACGGAAGAATTCGCATGTGATAAATACAGGTAAACGAGCGGCAGCCAATCAATCGATGCCAATCATTTCACCGAAGGAAGAAGAGATCGATGTGGCAGCGTTAGTCGCACCAAGTGAATCATCACAGCCCAAACGCAGAGGCCCAAAAATCGCACCAAAGATACCGATTGTACCAATCCTAGAGGAAGAGGAGAAATCGACATTAATTGATGAGAACCAAGAAGATTCAGATGAAGATAAAGAAGAATATCAACCATTTTCAAAATATAGGTATGACCCAGAATTGGGCACACTTGTTTCTTCTCGCTCTCATATGATAATGTTATTAAAAAACGCATTAAAAGAGTTAGAAACAAATGTGCGAAAAGAAGAAGAGCAGTTAGCAAAAAAATATCCACTGCCAAAAACGATTCTAGAGCTTCTTTTTCAATATGTACTTCATCCAGAGTTTGAAGATCCACTATCACTTCTTTCCATTCAATTCGAAGGATGGACTCGTATACGAAGCAAAACATCTATGTTTGAGGCACTGTGGAATATTATAATCGGTCTTGGATATTTACCTGGATTTCCAATTGAAAATATTCAATTGTTAGATTGGAGAGGTGTAAATAAGGAGAGAGCGCCTGAAGTGATACATGTACAAGGAAATTCATCGAAAACAGAAAACATTATAAATGTTTTTAAGCATATGTCCTTCGGTACAAGTGCTTCAGGTGTAAGTGATATTACATTTTTATATCATGAAAAATCAGAAGATAAGGGTAAATCACGCATAGAAGGATGTTCATCATGTGAAGAAAAAAAACTACTGAATCGCATGTTTATTTCTTCTGTTAAATTTTTTGAATTAGATATGAAGAAAAAGATAGAAAATTTTGATATTGCGCCACTACTTGTTGCATCCGATATCCTTACACGTGAAGAGATTGATTATAAAATATTATTATTTGTAAAAGATGCGAATGCGGTAAGTAGTATTGTTGAAAATGCGAGAAAACGATATTTATCAAAAGTGGATAAGAATCACATATTTGGAGAAAGTCATTTGAAATATGCGATAACAAAGCTACGAGAAGATGTAATTCGTAATATGAAACAAGATATTTCTACAACCATTCGTGAAATGTTTGGTAAACCTGATGAACCAAAATCGTACTTATCATTAAGATTTCATCAAGAACTTATGGTAGAAAAGACACATAATTATGTATCAACAACACAGGATCGAATTAAACAAGTTCTAATTGGAGTATTACCGCGCGGTGGAAAGACATATATTTGTGGAGGAATTGTATCAAGATTAAAACCGAATATCATTCTGGTTCTTACACATGTACCAAAAGAGACACATAAACAATTTTTAGATGATTTGTTTCATAAATTTGCTGACTTTTCAGAATACAAGATTGTTTATTTAAAAGAAGAAGAAAAGGAAGAAAGAGATGCTCCATCTGATAAAATGATCATTTTTACGTCATATCAACTTATAAAAATGGGGTATGCTCAAAAGGTAAGAGAAAGGATTGCAAGAGAAATGATTGATAAAATCAAGAGTGGTGAGATCGATGAGAAAACGGATCTTGATCCAATTAAGCATACAATACGCACCGATCTTATCAGACGTAGAAAGAAAGGAGAAACATTTGATGAAACAACTGAAATCTATCCAATTAAACGGACAGTTCTGAAAGGATTAATTGAAAAAACGATTGTACCAGATATGTGCTTTTTTGATGAAGCTCATTTTGGGAATGGTGGTACAATTGCTCAAGAAGTATATCAAACATTTGAGTCACATACTGTACGAGTTTTAATGACAGCAACATATATTAAACCATATTATCAATTTCATATCAAACCACATCAATTGTTCCATTGGGACTATGAAGATATTCAATTAGGTAAAAATCTTACAAATGCGTCTGTTTTTCAAAATTTTCGTGATCGTCATGTAATTGATGAAACGGATACGATATTTGATAGGGTACTTGATAATCAGGTAAAACGAGGAAATGACATCCTAGAAATACAACGTATTTATTCTAAATTTCCTAATATTGAATTAATTACAACTCAATTTGAAGAGAAAGCAATTGAATCCTTTCAGGGCCAGTTATTACAAGACAGTTCAAGAGGAATTAGTATGGATGCTATTTTTGCAATCAATCGCGTAAAAAATATACCAACAAAAGTAGTAGACGCCTATTCTATCTTTACAAACCCCCAAATAGTGGGTAAATTATTAAATTATATCGGAGTTAATGATGATTCAAGACTTCAAAGTCTTGATGGCAGCGATGTTCCATATATTGAAGGTGATGTAGGAAGTCATTTTAATATAATGGATCGGATATACCAAGATAGTGATATGAATGGTAATCGTTTAATAAGAGGTGTACCTCATACACAAATATGGTTTATTCCTCCATCAAATGGTATACAACAACGTATTATAGCATTGGCATCGATGTTACTACGTCATCCTTGGTTTAATGAAAATTTCTGTGTGATGGGTATATATGGAGGAGAATCAGATATAAAATCACATGTAGATGATGAAAAAGAATTTAAAATAAAAGCTGAATCGTTTATTGATGGAAAATGTTTCAATATGTCATGCGGCAATTCATCTGATTTGAAAGAGTGTATTGAAAAAGAAGAACGCAATAATCGCTGTAAAAGGAATAAAGGTACAATTATTCTGACAGGATTTATGTTACGTATGGGTATTTCTCTCGGGTGTGCGGATGTAGTGATGTTATTAGATGACGATAATGATCCAGATGCGACGATACAGAAAACATTTCGAGCATTAACTGAAAGTGAAGGAAAGAAGAAAGCCTATGTAGTAGATCTAAATCCACGAAGATCTATTCATGCGGTATGTCAGCATATTAGAGGAACGCGTCAAAAAACAGAAGTTCGTGATCATGCCATTTATCAAACTGTTATTAATACATTTGGAATAAATACGGATCGATTTCTTATTGCATCTCCTGGAGGTAAACCAGTTAGTTATCATCAATTATTTGAAACAGTACAAGGGATAGATGAATCAGAATCGTCCTCAAAAGAGTTGAGAAAACTAGAAGATGCTGCGGTTGATATGACTGGTGCATTGGATGATCAAGACGTATCAGGTACATTATTTGATAACTTTAAACATTCAAACTTATACGAGATGCATCTTCTATTACAGAAAGAAAGGGCATCAAATAATTCAGACAATGTTGGAAAAGGGATGAAGCGTTATCGAATTGGTCCTCCGCCTCCAAAACCAGGTCCGAAACCAGGTCCGAAACAAGATCCTCTATCGGAAGAGGCACGATTTAATATATTTAAAAATATTATTAAAACTACATTAAATCTTATTGCGTTTACATATGACTCTAACAATATCAGTGAGGTACATGAACAATTATCAAAGAATACAGATGCACAAGAATTAGTATATCATACTCTCATTACAAGGGGTCTTATTCAACCATTAGTAATTATGACAGACACTAATAAGGTAAAACCAATTGAACAATATACTTCTGATGAAAAAGCATATATTGATGTAGCAAATCAACAACAAAAGAAAAATATGATAGAAGATATACTTACTAATTTAGTACTATTAATTGATAAAAAAATAAATAGTACTTATAGAGCAATGAAATCAAAAGCGAATGATCCGATGGCGGATCAGCAAGAAATTTTAAAATACATTGATAAATATCTTGCTCCGACTGCCGAATTGAAAGATGAATATGGTGAAGTATTTACACCGATGTGGCTGGTTAATGAAATGTTAGATAAACTGGAAGAGGTTGAACCAGCCATCTTTAAAGATAAAACCAAAAAATGGCTGGATCCTGCGAATGGCATGGGTAATTTTCCAGTTGCTGTATTTTATCGATTGATGAAACAATTAAACGGAGTCCCTTTAAAATCAAGAGCTGAACATATTGTAAAAAATATGATGTATATGATGGAATTTCGAAAGGAAAACTCGGCAAAATGTAAGAGGATTTTTGAAAAATTGGCTCCAGGTGTAATTCCAAATATCATAACAACAGATAGTCTTGGAATTACATATGATCAAATAAAGAAAGAGGGATGGCCTGTACATTTCGATGTTATTATGGGTAATCCACCTTATAATCCGCCAAAAACAGGAACAGGATCTTCAGGTAATGTAATTTGGCCCAATTTTGTAGTAAAATCAAATTCGATGTTGAAAGATAAAGGATATTTATTATTTGTTCATCCACCAGGATGGAAAAAACCAACGGACGACGATTTTAAAGAGGAGAAGTTTACAAATGGTGACTATACAGGGCAAATACGACAAGGTCAGGTATGGAATATTTTGAAAGAGGATGGTATATTTAAATTTATTTATACAAATGATCAGCGATCAAAAACAATGGGTAAGGAAGTATTCATTCCTCATTTTCCCGCAGTAGATTATTACGTTTATCAAAAAGATGGCAATAAAACACCATGTGCGGCAAAGAATATATTTTTGGGAGAAATAACAGAAGAAAAGTCGGTACGTCTAAATTATAATCTTAATTATTTGCCAAATCTAATTACAAAACAAACCATGGATATCTTACATAAAGTTACATCAAATGGAGAAACCCTACATTTTATAAGAGGTATCGATGAAAGACACATTGCCAGTTGGTCTGGAAAAAATATTAAGTGGATTTATGAAGCGAATAAATCAGGCTTTAATTACAAAACGCACGGTATACATGCTCATACGAAAACGGGTGATGCAAAAGATACCGTTCATATAAATAAAGTAATCATAAATTTTGGAGGTGGAATTGACGCATATCATGTAGTATTTGTATCAGAAGAGGAAGAACAAGGCGTATTAGATATGTCAATGTATGTTAAAGTAAATTCTAAAAAAGAGGGTAAACATATTGAATCGTTATTTAATTCAGATATCATAAAGTTTATTTTTTTAATTACCCAATACGCATCAGGTGCAAAACCAAAAAATGAACCATTTGTAGCAAATTCAATTACCATTCCACCAGAAGATGTAGATGATTATTATAAGTTTTTTGGAATTCAAGAACATAAAAAATATATTGAAGACGTATTAGCGCATTACAATCAATTCAAAGCACCAAAACGTCTCGCAAAGACAGAAAAGAAAACAAAAGGAGGTGTAAATAATACACGTTTTACCAAAACCCGCAAACAGCGTAAAATTTAAATCAGTCTATCCCTCCACAGGAAATCAGAAAACATGGACGAATTCAAGGTACGATGCTATTCTTCATAAAAATAATATGACTGTATTTTTACTTAGAGATAACAACAGGTTCAGGGATATTTTCCCTATTCGCAGCAGCGGAACGGCGAATGATTTGTTGAAGAAGGGAGTTGGGAAGAGGCCCAAGGGACTGTTTCGTAGGGCGGCGTGGAACAAGTGGAAGAGTGCATGAAACAATGGACTGCATGGTTACCTTCTCTATCCAACCCAACACATTTCAATTTTATTTTTCGAATACAAACGGAAAATAAAAGGGAAAAGAAGGGATGTTCATCATGGTTCTTGTGATTCTAATCCTGGTAGGATACGGTGTTTTATTTATGGAGAAAGCACAATATAATAAGGCGCCCAAGATGATTTGGACATATTGGGAGGAACCAGAACATTTGGATCCAAAGAGGCGTCTTTCGGAACAGGCCAAACAAGCGATCCGATCCTGGGAACAACATCATCCAAATTATGAGATCATTCTCTTAACCAAGAAAACATACAAGGGTTATGTCACAATTCCAGAAGAGATCCGATCGCACCCCGCATTGAACCCTGATTATCTCCGTGATCTGATCAAATTGTGGGTTCTTGCGGAAAGAGGAGGAATCTGGATCGATCCAGAGATCATCTTGACGAAACCGTTGGATCCATGGTTGTTTCCAAAATATGCCGAATTTGCAGCCGTAATCGATCATACAAAGACAACCGATCCAACGCATCCCGTGATCGATCCAACCTTCATGGCATGTAATAAGGGATCGATCGTAATCAAAAAATGGAGAGATGAGTTTTCCGAGATCATTCAGTTTCCAAATGTAGATCAATATATCAATCATCGAGATCATATTGATCGTCAAAACATACAGGATCCGATCAAGGATGTGATCCAAATCACACAATTGATCGCTTTTCAAACTTATCCCAATGATCCGATCATATTACATCATATCAATCTAAGCGTACAATGATGTTCTCGTCGTGATGATACGCATAACATTTGACTCCATTCAGAAAACAAGTAGGTTCGTTCTTTTTTACCCATGTATCATTCTCGTCATGTAGACTAATAAATCCACTATGTTCCCATCGGTCATCGTAATCAAATCGCACGTGATTTCCATTTTGATCAACTAGGTTATAGACGCAATTACGACATAAACCAACAAGATGTCGTTCAGCTTGAGCGACATGAGATACCTTACACATGGGGCAAGGTACAAGAACCTGAACGGCAATCCCGCCAAATCGTGCCTCGGTTGCTTCGCATTCGATTCCATTCAGGAAACAGCGATGTTCTTCTCGTTTTACGATTCCTCCATTTTCATAGTGAATACTGACAAAACCACCCCACATAGATTCATTCGCAAATTCAACATGAAATCCATTAGAATCAACCATATCTTTGGAGTAAGCACATGAATTACATAGCGCATTAGGATATCGGGAGGAAAATAGACGTTGTTTTCCACAAATGGGACAGGGTACACGTCGTTCAGACATCTGCTATGAAAAATACAATACCTATTTAGATTATGAATAATTACTTGGGTTTGTTATCTTGACTTTGACGAGCTTTCTTCCATTTGGTATACATATGGGTCCATTGAATAAAGTAGGAGGAACCGAGCATTTCTTTGGCAAGTAGATCAAGTTCTTTTTCCTGTGGAGTGAGGGTAGCGTAGAATTCATCATAATCGACAGGAAGTGGAGCAGGTTTGGGGGGAGTATAGCGCTGCATGGAAGGTGATGTACATTTTCTCTTTTTCCAATAAACCAATCAATTTTTCTTGTGTGTGCGACGTTTGTGGACACGGCGTTTTCGCGTGCGACGCTTTCCTCCAGCAACTCCAACAGAGATTTCATTCGATTTAGATACATTTGGTCGATTTATTTGATTACCTACATAGTAACGTTGTCGTTGTTGTAGCGCTTTTTGTAATATAGACAAGTTTTGTGTCGCAGAATCGTTCTTTTTTGTTATGATAGGATTGAAATGTAACATCGCATCATCTAAAATATTGGGAGTAGACATATATTCATTTGCTTCGATAAAATCAACATCCATTTTTTGTAATTGGATGGGATAATATGCGAGAAGCATAATAAAATGGAGTTCATTTTCAAAATTAAGTTGAATCATGGCATAGGGATCAGAATTTGTACCTCCTGTCATTGAACCACCATCTACTGTAGTAAGAGGAGCATATTCAGGATCAGAACGATTATCATATCTACTATCTAGTGTTTGAAACTGTGTGTGTATTTCTTCTTGTCGACTACGTGTTTGATTTGCTGTAGTTACAATAAACATTAATGCGTCATTAATTACAGTTTGATATTGTGGTTCAAGTGCGTTATATAATCTAGAAATTTCTTCAAGTTGGTTCGTATCTTTTCTTATTTGGGTATCGATATCAGTGGGCTGATTCGTAACATCGTTTTCCGTGGTAGTTACTTGGAGTGTAGGAGGAGTTATAGATGTTATATATGTTTTAGCAGGTTCTAATGTTTGTATGGTTGTGTTAATACGTGCGAGTTCATCCGCAATAACTTGATTATTTCTTTCAGCAAATCGTGCGGCACGAGCAAGTTTATCTTGTATTTTTTTCTGTAATTCAGCGGCGGCTTTGGCCTCTTCTGCTTTTATTCTATCAAGAATTGCTTTTGCTTTAGCATTTTTTTCTGCTTGAATTCGTTGCTGTTTTCGTTCTTCTTCCAGTCTCTTCTTTTCTTCTGCCGCTCGCTTGAGTTCATTCGCGCGTATTTGCTGTTGAGTTAATGGTTTTGCTGTAAGAAATTGACGTTTAAATGCTTCTACTAACGCATTTCCTGGAATTCTACAAAAGAAACGAATCATAGTAATGTATTTGTAGACAATAAACGCTTTGGCACGAGGTATTGTATAACTATTCTCAATCAGTTTAACATTGTTATTCATCGTGTTAATAATAGGAGAAATAAATTTATTAATATATTGTGGTTCTAAATGTTTAAAACGTTCCTTATCAAGTCGTCCATGTTTCCCTTTAAAAATTTCAAAGCAATCATATGTTCCATCTTCCGCATGCTCTTTAATTTTCTCACACATGTATGTAATATTTTCAGTATTTGTTTCAAATGTACTTCCACGTGCTTTTTTAAATTGTAAATTGCTCTTCGTTTGATTACAACATTGGTGTGCCCATCGATATTCAAGTTGTAAGAGTGCTTGATTGTATGGGGATAATGTAGTAATTCCAGAACGAAATTGATATAAATCTAAATGAAGTAAGGCATCAGACACAGGAAAAATATGCTCACATTCCGCAGAATGAATCTCTCGATTTGTACCCATTAATCCATTTCTACAAATCCAACATCGTTTTTTAGTAGATACAACCGCATTACACTGTTCGGGCGGAGAAAGGGTTTCTAATAAGTCACGTGCTTCTACTCCCGTCATTCTTCCAAGAAATGTATTACAAAAATGGGTATATGACGCAGTATCATTCATAGTATGAAATTCTCTAAATGTTTTTCCTATATTTGCTTTTACTTTATTCATAATGGTAATAATATGTTTTTGTGTCAGTGGTGAAATAACACGACCTCTTGCGGGTGGAGGTTCATAAGAACGTAACATGGTTTCTGTCGCATCAATTAAATAAGTAGAAAGTTTATCAAATATATCATTTTCACCCATTTTTAGATCGATCCATTTAACAATATCATCGGTAAGTGTTGGAAAATCAACCTCAATACGAAACAAATCTGGATGATGTTCGAAAAACTCATCCATTGATTTGATTTGTACAGCAGGTGATGGAGCTTCATCATTCATATTATTAGAAAGACTAGCCATGTCTATATTATATTTATAAAATAAAGACAGTTTATTGACGTCATTTACATTAACGTATCTAGATAATATCAATGTAGGGAAGATCCGGACTTGATTTCTGTGTAAATATTTTAAAAATATTTAAAATAAAGAACTGATAGTACATATTATGCGTTTCAAAGATAAACGGGTCTTAACCATAAAAACAACAGATGATATGCTTAAAATTCTAGAATCAAAGGGAAATTCATTAAAAGACTATAAAAAAGGAAAGACCATTACGGTACATGATAAGATGCAACAGGGATATTCGTATGTTCTTGAAGAAAATCCTGGACAACAATTTCATCCCGAATTCAAGCCAGTCTATACGCCAGGAGAGATGTTAGAAATGGGTGTGTTTGAAGGAAAATACCTAAATGATTGTATTCTAGAGTTTCCAAAAGAATGGTTTCTTCCTGCGATTAAAAAAGGAAAGCTTTCGCCTGAAGGGGCGAATCCTAGTATCAATCAATTTCATGTAAAATCAAGACAGAATTTGGATGTATGGCAGGAGAATGGATGGGTGCCAAATCGTGCGCATCATATTGCAAAACAGTACGCCGTCTTATCAAGTGTATCACTCAATCATGACATCCGAGGCTGGTTTCAATGGTATTGCCGCTATTGGATGGGGCGCAGAGAGCCTGAATTAGATGAAGTACAAATCAAACGCTGGAAAGCATTTGTACGACATGCGGGACAAGTTAAAGCGAATTGTAAGAAAGGAGATTTGTCGTGCCGTGTGGTGAGCCGACAAGCCTTGTTACAATGGGCGCACGATCCATTTATTTGATATAAGTAGAATGTCGAAACTATTAAAGCGATTGAGTGTGATAGCAAGTGCACCGTTTCATACAAAAGAGATCAAGCGTGTCTATCTAGATGGAGAAATACAGCGAGTACGACGAGAACAAGCAGACTATCCAGAATTGGATCCGAATGATATGGTAAAACCAGGTGATCCTATGCCATCGAGAAATATGGTGATTTATCCAAATAATGATCCAATTAAGAAGTTTATTAATAACAATAAAAAAGGAGGAAAACGTAGAACACAACGTAAGCGCAAAACCCATCGTAAACGAACTCGTAAACATTAATCGAACCCTACATTCTCATCGTCTTCCTCATCTTCTTCCTCTTCCTCATCTTCTTTTTTAACTTTTACGGAGGTCGAATGACTTTTATTATATTCTCGAGTGAACATCGTTTTGACTTTGGTTGGAATTTCCATCGAACTCAATAACGTTTCTGAAATGGACTCCATGAGCTGGTCACGTGACATTCGCATGGTATCGAGCCGTCCAATTACCTGTTGAATCGTTGCTAAATCTCCTTTATCCCCTTTGAGTAACGAAAGAGGACGCAATAGAATGGTACGGATGGATTCCGTTTCTTCCAAACGAACCGCGGAAGCAGAACGTCCACGAACGCGTCCTACGTCTTCCATCCATCGACGATGTTTTCCACGGGTAGAATTCTTCCCAAGGATTCGAGGAAAGATTTGAAATGGACAAGGGCCTGTCACTTTTCTACTTGTTGCGACAGTGGAATGAACAACATGCGGTAAAAGCGACCAATCTTGCGTTTTCCATTGACGGGTACTCATAATATCTCCAAAGGATACTTGTTCTGAGGCTGCATCGGCTTCTTCGAGCGTTCGTGATGCAGCCAAGTACGCTTCTTGAACCATGAGAGGAACCATACCATAATCGACGTAGACGAAATCATCCGCTTCATTCAATGAGCATCGTTTGTTACTCATCAGTTTTTGGGTGGCGGAGAATAAATCAAGACGTAAGGTGCTATCTTTCTGCGACGTATGAGTGTTTCCACCATCAAATTGAAGTTGATTGATAATGGAACGAATATCGTTCCCACCGGTTTCACATATGGTTTCAAGCTCAACTTTAGATATCGTGCGCCCCTCTTTCTTACAAATCCCCAGTAATGCGGTGGCAATGGTTGATTTGACAGGACGACTGAATTTGACAACAAAACACACTTTTTGAAGAGGGGCCAACTTAGGCGGTAATTGATTGGCAATACAGATAATGGGGCAATTCGATTTTTTGATAAGGTCAGCAAGTTCACCGACACCACCACGGTCTTGTGCCGTGAATCCATCGACTTCATCCATGATGACTATTTCTTTGCGAAGTCGTTTCATTCCCAAGGCAAATAGACTTCGTAACATGGAAATGGAGCGAGTATCAGACGCATTGTATTCGGTTACAATGTAACCAGCGGAGGTAGCAAGGAGGTGGGCGACCGTGCTTTTTCCAATACCAGGTGGTCCTGAAATGAGCGCGGCTTTACCTTGTGAGGGCCAAGACGCTAACCAGGAGGTGAGTTGGGTAATGGTGTCTTTATGACCAATAACATCTGTAAGTGTTTTTGGTTTGTACGTATCAACCCATAAATCGGTATGAACTTTCTTCTTTTCAACTATGGGTTCAGGACGGACAATACGACATCCAAGGCGAATCGCTTCTTGATAATGAGCGGATTCAGTGATGGGCCGTCCATCGTGACAGTGGGTTCCTGCGTAAAGAACATATCCTTTTCGAAGAACCTTGTGAATAACGGCATTGGGCGGTGGAACCGCATTACCTGTAATGACAATATCCATGGGTAATTCTTAAAAATTGATGTAAACAACATCAATTTTTAGAACTTAAACTTAGCGCATCCAAGTAGAAGTAGTCATGAATTCAAACACAAGCAATACTCCCACCGACGTTCATGTCATCACGGACATGGAAATGTACGAATCAACCATTCGTAAGGCAATGTCAACAGGTGAATTAAACGCATCCCCATTGGCAGAACCGAAACAATATTCATGGAGTGATGTAGAAATGGAAGAGCAACTGGCTCAAAAGACGGAACAGACAAATCATACGGAACAACCAACGGAGCCAACGCTTCAAGAAAGTGTGATTCTGAAGGAAGAACCAGTAACAAGTGAACCGATAAAGGAGGAGTTCATTGGAAAGGAACTGACTCTAGTGGAAAGAGAACATATTAAGGAGTTGGTAGAGAAAGCGATTAAAGACATCATCGCTCAGCAGCCTCTTCAAAATGAAGTCGTGGAGAACGTAAAGAAATCAGACGAAGATGACTCAGACGACGAGATGCCGAATCTTGTGGAAGACTCTGAAAGCATGCCTGATTTGGTAGAATCAGAGAATGGATGGACTCATAATCCCGAGATTGAAATTGCGGATGATATGATGATTGCGATTTTCAAGCGTCCGTCATGTCCTCGATGTGAAGCGGCATTGAAGGTGTTGATGGCACATGATGAGGGTTCTGGCACTGGTTCTGATTCGGATAATGAGGAGGAGCATGAATCGTCGGAAGAAGAATCAGAGGAGGAGGATGATTCTGATTCAGATTATGTCCCATCAGAAGTGGATTCAGATGAATCAACCGAGTCAGATACATCGGATTCAGAATCAGAAGCTCCTCGTACTATTCAAAAGCGTAGACGTGATTCAGGTGTTCCTTCGGCAATTATGTGGACCTTTACACTTCTCATCTTCATTTACATTTTGAAGCTAATGTATTTGATGGTAGATGCTTCGATGAAGAGACGGTATCATGCGTGTTATTAAAACACATTCTTTAACAGGTATCGTGCGATCACAAATAGAACTCCTCCCCATAATGAATCC